CTGGTACTAAACCATACAAGTTTACTAGCGCTCAAATCGTAAAGACAACTAACTTTGTTGCTGGAATTGAAAATAATTAAAAAAGTGCTTGACAATCCTCAAAAAATGTCGTATATTATAGTATAATAAATTGATAGGTTACAACACATTGAGTAAAAACAAACCGTTTTACGAAAAATCCGATATTACAAATCCAAAGAATACAATTAATATCACATATGGAGAACTTTTGCAAAAGAGTTCTGATGAAGTTGATACGTGGATTGATGAATTACGTGATTATGTAATTACCAATTGGGACAAGGGACAACCACCTGTTATTGGTCAAAACGAAGAAGACATTATTAAGAAGTGGAATAAACTTCACGAAGTGAACGTAAATGATTTCTACACAAAGAAGACTGGTGTTATACGAAACTTTAACAAGTTGGCTAGTGGTGTGAATCAATTCTTTCCCACGATGTTAAAGACAAAGATTTCTACGGGCGTTAGTAGTGATAACGCTCATTCCATATATGATATGTTTAGTGATGATAATCTTAGAGATAAGTTTTCCAAGGCCATGAAACGTGGGTTATACAAAGATAGTATGTATAGTTTTGGTAAGACATTGAAACGAAAAGATGTGGGTGATGTAGAGGATTACATTAATAAAATAAACAACGATAAAGATTTCGGTCTCACTATTATTCAACAGAAAAATAAACATCAAGTAAGTGAAAATGGAACGTGGTTAAGTTTTACTGGTACTCAAGTACAAGAATTATTAGATAAAAATATATTAACTAAAGATAATATCAGAACATTAGATGGTGTAGAGTTAGATGATACTATAGTTTTAAAGAATGGTCAAACAAGATATTATCACTATCATTGTAGACAATACAATCGTAATCAAAGAATCTTTCCAACGGCATTACAAATCTTTAGATTGGGTTTGGGACAGCCGGCGGTTAACTTTCCAGCATTAACTGCAAGATTTCTATATGAACATTTTACAGAACATATCAAGGGTGATGTAATAGTGTATGACCCGTCAGCTGGTTGGGGTGGAAGAATATTAGGAGCCATGTGTACTAATAGAACATTACACTATATAGGTACTGATCCCAATCCTGATAATGTTGGAAGATATGAGAATGTAGCTGAGTTCTATAATACTCATTGTAACCAAGATAATCGATTTTGGGGTGATAGAGAAAAGAACACGTATAGCGTATTTACGAACGGTAGTGAAGAGATATATAACAATTCCGAATTTCGTAAATACGAAGGTCAAGTCGATTTCGTCTTTACTTCACCACCTTACTTTAACCGAGAACAATACTCTCAAGATGATAACCAATCGTTTAAGAAATTTTCGGCGTACGAAGATTGGCGTGATAACTTTCTTAGACCGACCTTGACAACGGCGTACAAGATGTTAAAGGATGACCGATATATCGCTTGGAACATTGCCGACATCAAGGTAGGTTCTAATAAACCTCTAATTCCATTAGAACAAGATAGTATTGATGTTATTGAATCATTAGGTGGTAAGTACATCACAACTTACAAAATGTTAATGACACGAATGGTTGGACTTAAACCAACACAAGGAAAGAATTCTGTGAAACATGATGGTAGTTATTTTAAATTTGAACCAATATTAATATTCAAGAAAGGATAAATATGTCAAAAGATAAAGAGATAAAAGTTGGAGATTGGGCTCTACCAAGAATAAGTGGTCTTGTAGAACGAGGAGATCCACCATATCAAGTTAAAGAAATTACTGATGAGGGTAAGTATATTATAGTACAGACGATTGGTACTTACAAACATCAATTAGAATTACCAAAGGAGAAATTAAATAGGTTATGAAAAATCTAACTGAACAACAACTAATAGACAATTATCAAAAATTGATTGATATTGTTGAAGATACGTTTGAGGGTGAACGAAAAGAAAATCTTTTAAAGATGTACAAGTTCTTTGAAGATAGAATCATAGTAGCACCAGCAAGTGGTAAACCAAATTATCATTATTGTTTTGCAGGTGGTTATGTAGAACACGTATTACATATTGTGGACACGGCAAAAAAGTTGATGAAGGTGTATGAATCAATCGGAGCAGTAATAGATTTTACTGAAGAGGAATTGGTGTTTTGTGCTTTACATCACGACTTAGGTAAAGTTGGTGATTTAGAGAATGAATATTATTTACCACAAGAAGATGATTGGAGACGAAAGAAATTAAATGAATGGTTCACTCATAATCCTGAGATGCAATACATGGGTGTTACAGATAGGGCTATATGGTTACTACAACATTTTGATGTAAAGATTTCACAATTAGAATTCTTATCTATTAAAGTTTCTGATGGTATGTATGATGATGCAAATGTTCAGTATTTAAAAACATTTAAACCAGAAAATAGTTTTCATTCAAGTCTACCATACTTGATACATTGGGCTGACCACATGGCCACGAGAGCAGAATATACCGAGTGGAAATATGGTGAAACTAAATCAAAAGAAAATGTTCAGAAGGCTGTGAGTAATATTAAAGATGCTGTATCTAAAGAAGTAAAGAAGATTGAAACAACACCTGCTGAGAAAAAAGAAAACGCAAAGGATTTATTTGACGAGTTATTTGGTGAAAAATAAAATCTTTAACGAGGATTGTTTAGACACAATAAAAAGAGATTTACAATATGACTATTGTTTTTTCTCACCACCCGATTATGATGAATTAGGAATTACACCTATAAAGGATGATGAAAAATATTTTGGATGGATGAGAGACATATATTCTAATTTAAATCCACGTAAAAATGTTGTGACAATTGTCGTTAGTAATCGTAGATATAATAGAAGAACTATTCCAAAACATGAATATGTAACTTCAATAATGAAAGATTTAGGTTATGATTTATTGAATGAAAAGATTTGGGAGAAGTCAAAAGAAATAAATATGTATCGTTATAATTACGCATTTGTTTTGTGTTATGGTAAAAAGAATTTTAAATCAAAAAATACAAAACAATTTAAATACGATATTTGGTTTCATCCATTTGAATCGTATAGAGGGTATAGTTATAATTTTTCTAAAGATATGGTATCACGATGTATAGAAAATTATACAGAAGTAGGTGATGTAGTTTACGATCCTTTCATTGGTGTTGGTACTACTGCATTAGCATGTTTAGATACCGAAAGAAATTATTTAGGTTCTGAGATTGATTCGGAAGTTTATGAACTTTGTATGAATCGAATAGAACAAGAACAAAGGAGTACAAAATGGTTTTAGATATATTATTTGGAATCGCAATAATATCAACGTTAACACTTGGTTATACAACTTGGAATCAATTCCAAAAAGTAGAACGATTAGAATCTTGGATTGAGAATTATTCTGCAAGAATAGTACAAACAAAAAATGTACTTGATGAATTAGATTCAGAGGGTAAGTTCGAATCCGATGATGAAATCGGAGTTGTATTTCAAGGAATACAAGAAGCGATAAATGATTTAACAACAATAACAGAAAAGGAAATATAAATGCCTCGTAAAGCAAAAAAGAAACAATACTTTACTCAAATCACAGAGAACGCTATTATTCGTCATAATAAAGAAACTCGTCCACATATGAGGGAGAGAATTTACAATGACCATATTCGATTTGCATTTGAAAAACTTGCTGAAAACATTATTCATACATTTAAGTTTTATTACTTTGATGTTCCAAGTGAGGATGTGAAGCATGAGGTGGTTAGCTTCCTTTATATGAACATGCATAAGTTCGCTGAGGGTAAGGGTAAGGCGTTTTCTTATTTTAGTATTGTTGCAAAGAATTACTTAATCCTACATAACAATAATAACTACAAACGAATGAAACAACATGATGACTATTCTGTTACTGATTATAAAAGAAATCCGATAACTGAGATGAAATCAAAAGATAGGAATGAAATGAATGTTGAATACATTGAAGTTTTGGCAGACTATTGGAAAAATAATTTAACAACCGTATTTAAACGAAAGAAAGATTTAGATGTTGCGAATGCAGTTATTGAGTTGATTGATATGAAAGATAGGATTGATAATTTTAATAAAAAGGCCTTGTATATTTTAATTCGTGAAATGACGGGCTCCAATACACAACACATTACTCGTGTTATTAATGTGATGAAAAAACATCACACGTCTCTCAAGAAAAACTTTGAATTTAGTGGTTCAATAGACACTAAATTTACAGGAAGTTTTCTATAACAAAAAAGGGGAAATCAATTAAGACTTCCCCTTTTTATCTTTTATCCGATTAGTACTACTTACGGAATAAACCCACCAACACCAACAATGCGACGAGCCCTGCGAACCCAGAATCGCCGAACTTGTTTATGATAGATGTCAGGTTACCGATAACATTTACACCAAAGATTCCACTTCCAAAGATTACTTCAGAAACAGCACCGATGGTAACAAAGGAAAGTAGAAGATGAGCTACATCATCTACCCAACCCTTGACGAGTGTTATGACTTCCTTCATTGGTTAATCTCCCGTTAGTTATTGTCATATGTCGGTTATTTTTCCGACAATAATAACTATTGTATATATTTCTTAAACGATTTCAGTATATATTTATATACTACTATTTTTTGGGTTGCCTATATTTATTAATGTAATAATATAGGTAATCTTATGGCAATAGATTTCGAAGTATTCGAGGGAAAAACCCTTTCAGATGTATTCAAGGACATCTACGATAATTCCAAACGAAATAAAGAACAATTAGAAGTCTTGATGAAAGAAGTAGTTCAGTTTATTAAAGATGGTGATACAGCTGTGCAAATCATTCCTATGTTGAAAGAGTATTTAGAAATCAATGTAAAGAATGATGAACAACTTGTTAAGTTGGCTACAGTTGTTCAAAGAATTGCAACTGCAAATAGTAAGGGTGATTCTGCAGAAGAGTTCGGATTATCTGATAAAGAAAAAGAACAGTTATTAAGAGATATAGAAGACGTTGCCAAGGGAACACAAGACATAACAGATAATATCACAATACCGAAAGAAAATTAAATGGCGTTTATTAATAGGAAAGATGACAATATACTTCCTTCCAAAAAAATTATTTTTACTGCGTCACAGCTTAGAGATTATTTAAAACAAGTAGAACAAGATATTAAGTTTTACGAGTTAGAAATGGCTGAAGTTGTTGAGGTTCATTTGGATGAAAATAAATCTTCATTTCCAAAAACGTCTGAAGGAAACCCAAACTATGCTTATATGGGTGGAATCTTAGCAAGATTTATAACAAGTGAACATGGAAAGCCAGTTGATTACTTAGAAGATTGTAAACCATTAAATCCTAATATTATGACCTATCCTCTTGTTGGTGAAATTGTTTATCTTACACAACTTCCAGGCACGATAGGTAATAAAAGTAGATTTTACTTTAGTCCATTTAATATTACTGGAAGTCCTTCTCGAAATTTAAAACCAAACATTAGTATTCTAAATAAAAGAAATCCTGAAAGGGTTTATCGAAGATATAAATCAGAAGACGAACATAAAGTAGTTGTCAATACCGATAGTGGTGATGACTTTCTTACTGGTTATTATCATCAACCAAAATCATATCCAAGATTAAGACCTGAAGAGGGTGATGTAATCATTGAGGGAAGATTTGGAAACACCATAAGATTGGGTGGTGATAAGGAAATGGAAGAAGAAGGAATTACCGAATCATCTAAAATAACTTTACATACAGGTTTAAAACAAGACTTTGTAAATAAAGGTGGTAAAGTACGTCCACAAAAAGAAAACTTTTTAAGAGATACATCTTCCACGATATCTATTGGGACTATGAATAAACAAAATATTTCTTTAGCATTTACACCTCAAGTAGATAATTTTGTTAAATTTCCTATGTCTGAAATATTTATTAACAGTAATCAAATTATGTTAAATACAAAAGGAGCTGGAAATATTGGACTATTAAGTAGTGGTAATATTTCAATCGGCTCTCTTGGTCAAACCGTAATAGAATCACCTGCAAACGGAGCTATAAAAGTTGGTGGAGATGACGCTTCAGAACCAGGTGTACTTGGTAAAGAATTAAAAAAGGTACTTGATATACTTTTAAAGGCTGAGATTCAAAAGAATACTGCAACCATTGGTAAAAATACAGCAGAGATTTTAGTTAAATCAAATGCTGGAGATATACCAGGAGCAACTAAATTAACTAAAGAGAACATAAAGTTACAAGAACTAAATACGGAAATGACTGGAATGATAGCTAGTGGCCCATATTTAAGTAAAATTGTAAAAGTAAAATAATAGGAGTTATTATGACTAAAAAGGGACTCGTAAAAATAATACGAGAAGTAGTTAAACTAGAAGTAAAAAAAGAAGTAAGTAAGATACTTATTAGTGAACAACGCACTTCAGCGGTATCTTCAAAAAAATCTAAACCTATTGTTAGAAAAAAACCTGTAAAGAAAGAAGTACAGTATACATCTAACACAGCACTAAACGACATTTTAAATGAAACCGTTGGTGGTATTGAGGGTAATAGAACTTCTGAATTTGATGAGTATCCAACAATGGGTGGTGGAGCATTCGATTCAACACGAGCAGCTGAATTGTTAGGATACGGAGATACTACGGGAGCTGGTAATGATAAAGAACTACAACGACAAGTTGGTGCAGTTCAAACTATGAAAGATGCTGGTGTAACTACAGATCAAGTTCCTGAAACTGTAATAAATGCTTTAACAAAAGATTATTCAGCTGTTATGAAGGCAATAGACCAGAAAAAAGGAAAAAATGGCGAATCATTTCGTCCATAGGAATAAATAATGGCGTCAATACGAGAATTAAATGAAAACGATGATGTATTTGTTGGAATTACACTTCCACTTAAACCTGGAAGAACTGGTCATTTTCAACAATCTAAAACTCTAAGAGAACAGGCATATAGTAATTTAAAAAATCTTATATTGACTGCCAAAGGTGAACGTTTAGGACAACCAACTTTTGGTTGTGATATTCAAACTCTAATTTTTGAACCTATC